ATACATTGGTACACCTACACCTACAAACCCACTTGCACCAAACAGCACAAGTGGGACTGGTGTTAATGCCAACTTCACAATTACATGGGGTATTTCAACAGTTTCAGTTACGACCCCTGGTGATTATACTGTTAACCCAACTAATCCTGTAACTGTAAGCGGTGGTTCTGGTACCGGCGGTAGTGTAAATGCTACTATGGCATTTCTTACTAGCAATACATTCACTATTGATCCAGGTAATGGAGTTGCAACAACAATTAACGTGCCTGCATTGCCCAACAATACATTGGCAGGCGTGGTAGCTGCTATCAATGATGCATTCCCGTCGGGTCCAATCGTTGCATCTATTGCAACGGGTAACTATCTAACTATTACAAATACCAACGGTACGCAGTTTACACTTGAAGATGTAAGCGGTACTCCACTTAACAGTGCAGGTATTCAAGTGGGTTATGTGTATGGTAGACAGCTAGTGTATTATGGATATTATCCGTCACTCACAGTGCCTAGCACACTTAGCCAGGTAGCATCTACCAACGTATGGATTAACACAACATCGCAGGATCGCGGTGCAAACTATGTTGTTAAGAAATACAACGGTACTAACTGGGTAAAGCAAAATACCACACCGAGCCAAGGCTATGTGCCAATGTACAGCAGTGATGCAATTGCAAATGCTGCGTTTGGCGGTAGTAAAGCAACAAATACTCTATATGTTCGTTACAATAGCGATGGCGATACACCAGCCGAAGCCAATCATGTAATTTATACATGGGATGGTTCTGCATGGGTAACACTGGATTATGCTGCATCAACTGCCGCACCTGCTGGTCCTCCTGCAAACGGTACACTGTGGTATAACTCAGATCTACAAGTAGATATAATGGTTGGCAACGGCCAAATCTGGCAAGGTTACAAGAACCGTTATCCTGCAACTGACCCCAATGGTCCTATCATAAGCGGTACTGAACCTACTGCACAAAGCGATGGTACTAATCTTGTTGATAATGATATTTGGGTAGACAGTGCATCTACACCGTATCCTGTAATTTATAGATACGATTCCAGTAACGGTATGTGGACATTGGTTGATAACACTGACCACTCTAGCCCAGGCGGCATTATATTCACAGATGCACGCTGGAATGCAAATGGTTATATAAACGGTAGTCAATTGCCTAGTGCAATGGTAGTTAGCAATTATGTAGACAGTGATGCACCAAATGCAGAACTGTATCCAAGTGGTATGATGTTATTCAATACTCGTTATAGCACATATAACGTAAAAGAATATATGGTAAATTACTTCCCTAATTTGTCTGCACCATATGATTCTGATGCATGGGTAACTGCAAGTGGTAATCGTCCAGACGGTACTCCTTATATGGGTCCAACTGCACAACGTCAAATAATTGTTGCTGCATTGCAATCTGCATTGACTAGTAATGAAGAAATACGTGCAGAAGCAGTCAACTATAATCTTATTGCAACTCCTGGTTATATTGAATGTATCGACGAGATGATTACATTGAACACTGACCGTAAGGAAACTGCATTTATCGTTGCTGATCCTCCTGCAGAACTTGCAGCAGATGGTACAACATTGCAAGCATGGGCAACCAATGTCAACAATGCTAGCCAGAACAGTATTGACGGTCTTATTAGCAGCAGCCCATATGCAGGATTGTACTATCCTTGGGCACTTGCAACTAACTTGGACGGCGCTCAAGTACTTGTACCTGCTAGTGAAATGGCACTGCGTACAATTGCTTACAACGATCAAGTTGCATATCCGTGGTTTGCACCGGCAGGATTTAATCGTGGATTGGTAACAGGTGTTACCAGTGTTGGTTACTTGAAAGCAGATGGTACATTCCAACCTGTTAGCTTGAATCAAGGACAACGTGATGTGTTGTATGTAAACCGCATCAATCCAATTGCCTACATACCAGGACGCGGTTTGGTAGTTTATGGACAGAAAACATTGAGCCCAGTTGCAAGTGCATTGGATAGAATCAACGTTGCACGTCTTATCAACTACATGAAGTA